CTGCTGATCATCCTCGACGAGTGCAAGCTCGTCCTGGACCGGCAGAACAACCCGGAGTTCTGGGAGGAGACCCAGCGTCTCGTCGCCCGGATCGCGACGACCGGCAACAAGGCTGGCGTGGGCATCATCCTCGCCGGTCAGGAGGCCACGCTGCCGACGTTCGGTGGCGGCGGTCAGTACCCGGCCGCAATCCGCAACAACATCAAGGGCGCGAACGGCGTTCTGCTCAAGAGCGAGGAGGCGGCAGGCGGCAACATCTTCGGCGTTCCGGCGGCGACGATGCGGTCCATCCCCTCTGGCGGCGGCTACGGCTTCGTGGCCGGTGGCGAGGGATCCCGCAAGGCGATGATGCGCGGCTTCTACGACGACGACGAGACGACCGCCCGCAACATGGGCAACATCTTCTGGCGCTCCATCTCCCAGATGACTGCCCTTGACCTGAGCGAGGCCTACCGCAACCGCAAGTCGGACGCGGACGACGACCTGGAGGCGGCCAAGCTGCGCGTTCAGAAGCGTCGTCAGCGGCACGAGGCGGCTCAGCGTGGGGAGCACGTGCCCGCGCCGGTCCGCGAGGCTCAGGTAGCCGCTCAGACGGCTGACGCCAGCACGAAGGGTTCGTCCTTCACGAGCTTCACGCTCAAGTCGGCGTTCACCGGCCAGAAGCAGGCCGCAGCCGGATCTGCCCAGCGGGTCCTGGACGCGGTCGGCAAGGGGCACACCGGCTGGAAGGAGATCGCCTCCGCCTCCGGTCTGGGTCGGGACATGGTGTTCCGATACCTGAAGGAACTGCGCGACCAGGGTCTGGTGGAGCAGGCTCAGCGCGGAGAGTGGACGCTGAAGGAGCAGCGCGCCGCCTGATCAGGAGTACGCGAAAGGCCCAGGACCACCACAGCCTGGGCCTTTCGCCGTTTCTGGGATCAGGCTTCGACGACCTTGACCCATTGTTCGTCGAACTCGGGACTCGGGATCACCTGCACCCACATGCCCGACTTCGACACCCAATCTCCGACACTGAGGACTGCCGGGCCAGCACCGTCCCCGTTGTTCCAGAACAGCGTCAGGACGTCGTCGACCTCCGACGTGATCGTGACCGTCATGTTGGACGCGTTGTTCAGCCAGTCAACGAGAGCGGCCGAGTTGTTGCCGTCGTACTGACGGAACTCGGTACCACGAACTGCGTACATGGTCTCTCCTTTACAGCGGACGCATGAACTCAACCTGGAGCACGGAGAGCGAACCGGCGACACCGTTGGTATCCCATGTTCCGGACGACGTCGTGCAGGTCACCCCGCCCTCGAAGTAGTCGGTGGAGCCGTTCGCGGTCGCCCATGTCTCCAGCATGATGCCGCCCGCATTGATGCCCGTGGTGTTCGGGCGGTGGTTTCCGGTTCTCTCGATGACGGCTCCGTTCTTCCGAACGAACGTGTTGATACCGGTGATGGCCCCGTTGAACGCGATGACCGGCTTGACGATGATCCGGTAGTAGCCTGCCACGGTGGGGGTCACCCGCGTGTTGTTCGTTGCCTCGTCGTGCCAGTTGCCCAGGTCGAAGTCGGTCGATCCGGTTCCAAACGTCAGCACCAGCGACGCGGCTGACGCGTTGCCCGTCTGGGCGACTTGCTGCACCAGTCGTGTCAGGCCACGTCCGGACGTGTAGTTCTCGACCGTCGTAATGTCCGCGCTCTTAACACGTGCTCCAGCGGTAGCCATGATCAAGACCCCCAGAAGGCAGGAACGTAGAGTCGGACCGAGGTGCCGACCGAATGGGACTTCACCACACCGTTCACCGAACGGGTCACAGTGAACGATTGCGGGCTAGTGGTGCCGGTGATGTTGGAGACGGTCATCTGCTCCCCGCCCACCATGATGTCGAACGGGAAGTCACCGGCGTCCGTGGTCCACCGGTCAACCGTGACCGGGGTGGTGGAGTTCAGCGCCACCGACAGAGTCGTGTTCGACGAGTTGATCGCCGTGCCGACGGTGCTGCTGGCATGGTCGTAACGGGAGTAGCCGACCCGCGTCTCGTAGTCGTACTTGCCGACGTTGTACACCGTCGCCGGGGACGTGTTGAACGTGATCGTCCACAGGAACTTCCCCAGCTCCTCCCGGTAGCCCTGCACCAGCAGGTACACGTCATCCGGCGGCAGCCACTCCGGGAGGTTCGCCAAGATTGCCGTGTCACCCACCTCAGCCCCCATCAGTGACGCCAGGAGCGACGAGTCGTTGGCAATCACCGACCGATGCAAGGCCACCGACAGCGAGGGAATGCGGGCCTCATCCGTGCTGGCAACGTTGGCGATCCACTCGGCGATCGTTTCCAACCGGGTGTCGCCCTCAACGTTCAAGGTCAGGTCCGTCTCGTACCGGCCAATCCCGTTCGGAGGGTCCAGTACCGACATCGAGCCCGACGCAACCTCGTACCGGCCCGACCCGCCGCCGGACCGCCGGACCGTGGCGTCGTTGATGACCCCCTGGTCGTCCTCCGTCGGGTCGACGTCGCCGACAAGGTGCTTCAGGTCGTAGGTGACGGTGAAGTCGCGGCGGGCTTCGAGGTCGGTCCGGCAGATGTACGTCAGGGCGAGTGCGTCGCGGGCCTCAGCGAGGATCCCTCGGTCGGCATCAACGCACTCGTACATCAGGTCGGTGACTGCCCTCAGACCCTGTGGCCCCATCGCCTCAGAGTCGCCCTCGTTGCCGCGCACCTCCACAGGTAGACCCACCTCTGCACCGAGGCGCATCAGCCGCTCAGCGGCCCTCTCACCGGCGTAGGCGTTGGACGCACCGGCGAGGTCGTAGTCGAGGAATCCGAGGTCCGTGACGGCGGTCTGGACGTGCCCGAACACCATGTTGGTGAACGACGCTGACGAGGCGGCCTGAATGTCGACCTTCGTGAAACGGCCCACCGAACCGGCGAAAGTCCGCGCCCCCGTCGACACGAACCCGCCCACCCCCGGCACGTCGTGCCAGCGGGCGATCCACGACACGTTGCTACCGGACGTGGTCATGGTGATGTTGAGGCCGTGCGCGGACGCGGCCGGTGACCCCGGGCCACCCCACGTGATGTTCGACTGGTCGAGCTGCAACCCCTCGTTGTCGTAGAACGTAAAACGGTAGGTCGTCGCCCCCACCTCGACGGTGACCCGCTTTGCAGTGCCGGTCGACGTCAGAGTGATCAACGTGGAAGCCGAGGCGGGCAGTGACGGCAGTTTGAAGTACCAGGAGAAGTAGGCGGTGCCCGTCGTCGATGCGTTCTTCGGGGTCGCCAGAAACCGCCCCGACGAACTCGTGAACGTTGCCACCGACGACGCGCCTGGGATGTCCGTCGAAGAGGTTCCCAGGGTGACAGCCGACAGCGATGCCGGACGCGCCCCGGACGTGGCCGAGCTGGCGGTGGTGGCCTCCGAACCGTCCTCCAGCGGCCAGTAGCCCGTGAAGTCGGACAGCGACAGCGCCCGGTACAGAGCCGACTTGAGAGGCACCGCCCCCTGGCCGAGACGACGGAGCGCACCCGACACGACAGCGCGGACGTACACGTCGGTTCCGGTGGGATCCCAGCGCTGAGGCATCGACGACAGTTCACCGAAGAACCTCACCCGGTCGGAGGTGATCCGGTACCGGCCGCCTACGTTCCATACACGGAGCACGTTGTCGGTCCACGACGTCGTACCCCACGCCTGCGCGGAGAAGTCAGCGTTCGCCACGACAGTGCCGTCGATGCCGTTACGGAGCTGGAACTTGTAGATCTTTCCGAACGCGGGCCGGAACCCAGCGAACACGTAGCCGACATCGTCACCGGCCGCGACGACGAGCCGTGCGGTGCTGGCGTAGATCGACGTGGTGCCCGCGCCGACCGAGTTGGTGCCGATCTGCGTGTAGGTGCCACCGATCGACGTGGCCTGGTAGAAGGCGGCCGTGCATCCGCCTGCCCCGTTGTTGACGTCCAGCGTGGCTTTGATCGACAGGCGGCCTGACTTCGTGGTGATCGCCGCCGTTGACGACAGACCACGTGCGGTGGCGTTCGTACCGGCGGTTGACCAGTACAGCACCAGCTTGCCCTCCGTGGTCAGCACCAGCACCCACGACCGCTGGTCGCCGGAGGTCTTCCACTTGGATGCCAGCACGACTGACGCGTTTGGCTGCCACGTCGGCATGTCGATGTCGATGCGGATCTCGATGTCGCCGGTCACGTCGAGCGCCGCGACGTCCGGGGAGTAGACCCGGTCTGCGTCGTCGGGCACGTGGTAGCCGATGCCTCGCAGGAACGTGTCTCCGGTACCGGCGGCGATCCGTACCGGAGTGTTGCGGGGCAACAGACCGTAGTACGGCGACAGCGGGTTCCGGTTCGACAGGTAGCCATCGGCGTTGTCGAGCACCAGGTCTGCACGCTGGGCTGAGAGCCTGCTCTGCTCGTTCAGGCGGCCACGGGTAATGGTCACCCCGGCCCGGCCCCCTTCGGCCCGCACGCGCGATGTCAGGGCCGTCCACGACCCGTTGATGTATGCCTCGACGGTCGGGTTTCCGGTAGACGGGTAGGCCATGTCAGCTCCCCAGCACAGTCTGAACGTTGCCGCCCTGCGCCCGGATCTCGAACCGCAGCATCTCCAGCAGCGCCCGGGTCACCCCGTCGAGCCGCGCAAAGTCGGGAACGATCCGCATCTCCCCGCCTCCCATTCCGCGCCCCTCCGACATCATCCGCCGCGTGTCGGCATTGGTGTGAACCTGCGTACCAGCAGGCAGGCTCAGCAGCTCCGGCCCCTGCTCCCCCACCAGCGTCATGCCCGAAGAGAGTGCGCCGTCCTGTGCGCCCCTGACGGCCCCGACCGGCCCACCGTGGGCACGGCCGGTTCCGTAGGGCAGCTGCTCCTTCGGTCCGCTGTAGTTCGTGACGTAGCTGGTCACGTACTTCTGCCGGTACGTGCCCTCCCAGTCCGAGGCCGCCTTCGCGGCGTTGCGCAGCTCCCTCTCCAGCTTGTCCATCTGCCCTGTCGTGAGCCCGGCGTTGCTGAGCGCGGTGCGCATCGCAGGAGTCAGCTTGCCGTTGAACCCGCCTGCGGCGTCGCCGACCTTGTCCTGCAACCGGAACGCCGCCTGGCCCAGCTCGGCCAACGCCTCGCGAGTCTCTGCCGACCTGGGTCCGTGCTTACGCAGAGCCTCGTTGTAGTCCTTCTGCGCGTCAGTGACGTCGCGCTGGGCACTGAGCAAGCCAAACAGCGGGTCGGTCTGGGAGATCATCTCGTCGCCGAGCTTGCGCAGCTCTGACCGCTGCTGTTCAGTGGCGGCAGCAGCGGCCTTGGACGCGTCCGCAGCCTCGTAGGTGCGGATCTTGTGCTTGGCGGTCTGCTTCTCCAGGAGCCCGAGATCCAGCCCGAGTTCACCGATGCCCTCGCCCAGCGACTTGAACGCCCCCACCGTCTCAGAGCATGCCTCCAGCAGGGCCTCGAAGACCTCGATCGTCCCGGTGATGATCGGGGCCAAGGCGTCGACTGCGGTGGCGAAGTTCTCCGTGTCGTCAGAGAGATCGGTGAAGGTCTCCCCGACTTCCGAGAGGGTGGTTTCGACAACGCGCCCGACCGCCTCGAAGATTGGTCCCGCCTGCTCAACGGCATCCTCCACGCCACTGACCAGCTTCTTGATCCCCGACAGGGAGCTGTCGAGCAGCGGGCCAACGAATGTCGACGAGGTCGAGAAGATCGACTTGAGGTCCGGCAGGATGTCCTTGAACCCGGCCTTCAGCTTGTCCAGCGACTGCAACGCCACCGGCACGAACGAAGAGGCGGCATCCTTCAGGTCCTTGCCCAGCTCCTCCTTCAGCTTCGTGCCAGCAGCCTTGACGGCCGGATCGTTGGCGGCGACCTTCAGCCCGCCCAGGATTCCAGCAGCGCCAGCGCCGCCGATCATCGCCGCGCCAACCACGGAGCCGAGAAGGGGGGCCATTGCCGCACCGGCAGCGATTCCGAACTGCCCGAACGCGGGGAGGGACGTCTTCAGCCCGGCCAGCATGCCGCCGCCGAGACCGTCTCCGATCTTCGGGCCGACCTGCCGGACCTGGTTGTCGACATCGGCTGTGAAGGACTTGGCCTTGGCCCTGGCCGATGCGAAACCCTTGTCGGTCTCGTCCTCGGCGCGAACGATGATCACGACCTCGTTATCCATCGCCCCTCACCCTCCTTTCGATCTCCTCATATCGGAAGATCCGCGCGTCCTCGGCCATGAGCTGGCTCGGCAGGCACTTGAACCGGTCGCAGAGACGAAGAATGGTCAGCGCCTCTGCGACCTCCGGCGGTTCGGCTACAGGCTCTCCGAGGGGATCTGCTCCAGCGGCGAGCCACTGGTCGATCCGCCGTCCAAAGGGGCGGTGACTCCGATGGCTGCCCGGTACCACTCCTTGATGATGGTCGCCAGCACCGGCTCCTCCAGGGAGAGGAAGGACTCGGCAGAGACGGGCAGCGTCGCGCCGTACTCGCTCTCCCAGTTCCACTCGGTGACGTGCTCGGCGAGGAGATCCGCCAGGAGCTTCGGGTTGTCGAAGTTCTCGCGGATCTCCATCACCGTGGCGACGGACGTGGCCTTGATGCTGACGACCAGACCTTCCAGCACAGATCCCTCGAAGAGGAGGGTGTAACTGCGGTTCAGACGGAAACCCATCCTGATTTCTCCTTGGTGGTGGTGATGGGTGGACCGTTACGACCAGACCGGAACGATGCCGTTGGCCAGGACGAACGGTGCCGACCACAGGAACTCGCCGGTCTGCTGACGGTTGAGCTGGTAGTCGGTGACGTGGATCGTCGGGGTGTTCGTGACGCCGAGGCTGTTGCCCGACACCGTGTACAGGAACTCCCGACCGGCAGTCTGCGTCGGCACCGACTTGAGCACGTCGTGGACGTTGTTCGTGGCGTCGTCGAACACGCCGGACATGGTGCCCGACAGGTCGGCGAGCAGCAGCAGCCGCTCGTAGGCCGACTGGTCGAGGCCGGTGGCGTCCTGCACGCCTCGCGGCATGGCGATCTGAAGCGACGTGGTGGCCCGGCGGATGTCCCGCAGGGTGCCACCCGAGTCATCGACGGACCATGCGGTCCAGCCGAGTCCGGTCTCCTTGGCCATGGTTCTCCTCCTAACCCTGCTGGGCCGCGCGCTTCAGCGCGTCCAGGTTCTCTGCCATCCGCTCGACGAACTCGTCAGGTCGGACGTTCTTGTCGGTGCGTCCGGTCGGGTTGCCCCGCCAGTCGCCGTCACGGACGACGTAGATCTCCGGCCTGCCGACCGGAACCTTGTGCGGGGCTTGGAAGCACCGCTGCCCCGGTGCGAACCGGAACGTCTGAACCGTGCCTTCCGCTGTCACCGTGAAGCGACGTCCGGAAGATCGAACTGCTGCGATCCATCGTCGGCCCTCCGATGTGGCCGAGTCCAGCCGCGACACCCAGCCCTCCAGGTAGTGCTGACAGTCAACCTCCTTGCAGGTGGCGTCACGGTAGTGGGTCTTCAAGGGCTGGTGAACCTCGAACGACCGATACGCGCCAGGATTGAGCTTCGGGGCGATGCGCATGCCGGTCGTGCCGTTCGGCAACCGGGACGGGATCATTTGCTCCATCACCGTCTCCTAGAAGTTGACCGTGTACGGGTTCACGACGACCGCCAGGGCGTACGTGCACGACGTGAACGTTCCGGACGCACTGACACGTAGGTACCGCTCGATCGACTGGTTACGGGCCGTCTGAAGCCGTTCCCACGCCGGAGCAGCGGTGACGGCAGTGAACGTAGCACCGGTGACCGCAGCGAACGCGTCACCAGCCCCGTTGTCCGACGACGACTGCACCGAGAACGTCACCGACGTACCCGAGAACGCCGACACCATCAGGTACGCCTGCAACCCGAACGACGACGCCGCCCCCAGGTCAAGGCTCGTCTGGCCGCCCGCCCCCGTGATGGTCTGCACCCCGACCGACAGCAGGTTGCCCCACTCCAGCCCGTAGCTGTTGGCGACCGTCGAGGACGAGAAGATGTAGCCACCGTCCTGAGTGCGGTTGCCGTCGTACGACACCTGCTTGGCGACCATGCACGCCGCCATCGTGTTCTGCACCGTCCGCCGGTGCAGATACATGACCGCCGTGTCCGTGCGCGGCAGAGCCGACAGGATCGGATGCGCCCGCGCCGGGTTGAAGAACGACGAGAAGTCGATCGCCCCGTCCTTGTACGCCAGCGCCCGCTCCGGCGCGGACTGGGTGATGTCAGTCAGGTCGAGCACCGAACGTGGCGAAGCAATCCGGGTCACCGCCTGGATGTCGCCCGACAGGTCCGTCCCGCCGACGAGGAACCCCGCGCCGAGACCGTTCTGCTTGCTCATGTCATGCCTCCTGGTCCCACGCGTCGTTCACGATGATCGGAATGACGGTGTCGAACACCCGATACACCTGCTTGTCGATGGTCACGTAGCCAGCCCGCATGCCGAGAGGGTTACCGTGAGCGCCCAGGACGTCCACGTTGCGAGCAGTGCTTCCAAGGTCAAAGTCGCCGGTGTACGCGGCAAACAACCGATTGGCCGCCTCGGTCATCGCCGGGTCGATAAGGTCGGCGGGCTCGGACAGGAACGGCTTGTAGATGCGGCCCGTCAGCTCCAGTCTCGCCGAGGTGGAGTTCAGGCCGGAGGCAGCGCGTGCCGGACCGAGGCCGGTCATAAAGACGGCGAAGGTCAGCCCCTGCCCAGGCGCGCTCTTGGGCTCGTGGCCCTGCACGGCGTCAAAGTAGCCGAGGGTCCCGGCATGCGTGGTGAGGGCGTTGATGATCGCGTTGATGTCGAGGCTCATCCCATCCTCCGCACGTAGTCGTCCACGATGGGCTGCGCGATGGCCTCAGCGCTGTCCTGGAGGATCTGCGTCGCCCGGCGAAAGGTCGCATAGCCCTTGAACCGGGTCTCTCGGTTGCGCCTGCTGGTGCCTTCCAGCCACGGTCCGTAAACGATCCCGCCATCGGTCACGCGCATATCGCCGCCACCCGGCTCCGAGGCGATGCCGGACTCGTACCGTCCGGTCGGGTTCCGTAGGACTTGCTTGAGGATGCCTCCGACAATGCCCACGCCAGCCTCTGCCACACGCTGCTCAATCTCGATGCACATCTGCGCGGCGAGCCGATCAGCGGAGCCATCGAACAACGGCCCCTTCGTCGCGCTCATCAGATCGCGCCCTTACGGACCAGCTGGCCGTACGCCGACTTGGCGGCCTGCTCCAGCGCACGGATGCCCCGGCCGGACGACTCGCGGGCGTTCTCGCCCTCGCCGACCGTGCGGGCGTAGCCGGACTGCCGCTGGAGGAGCGTGTTCACCGCGTAGGCAGTGTTCAGCTCAGCAGCAAGCGCCGGGGGCTGCCACACATAGATAGGAGCGGCGGTCAGGTGGGTCGCTGCGGTAGTACCCAGCGCGCCACGCTGCACAGTGAGCGTCCGCGACGCGTAGATGGTGGCGGTGGTGTGGGCGGCCAGAACGGAGCCGTCCACGGCCCTCTGAACGGTCAGGGTGTTGCCGGTGATGTCCACGATCAGGACGCGCTCGGAGTCGAGGATCAAAGTCTCGCCGGAGGAGAAGGTGGTGCCATCGGAGACGGCGAGGCTGCGGGCATTCTGCTGGGCGGCCAGAGATCCGGTCTGTCCGGTGGAGAGCCAGCTGCGACCCTTCACGATCATCCGCTCGTCGTCGACCCGAATCACGGACCCCACGCCGACGTACTCCGAGCCGCTGATGTCGACAGAGGTCTCGGAGGCGTCCAGCGCCTCGGCTACGGTCCCGGCGGGAAGCTCGTCGTTCGTCCAACCCCAGAGCCCGGTGATCACGGCGGTCTGCTGGTCGCTGCCGTTGGACGGCCAGGTGTTCAGGGTTGACTGGTTCATCTCGATGCGCCAGTACGGCGGACCCGAGTCCGGGTACAGGAAGTAGTCGCCAGCATCCACGGTGGTACCTCCGGTGACTACGGAGGTCTCTGCGATGAGCAGCTGCTCGCCGAAGTAGATGCGCGCCAGGTTGGCGTAGGAGCCGGGAACGTCGAAGCGCCGCGAGCCGGTCCACGGTTCGAGCCTGCGGTGCAGGAGCCGGTCGACGTCACGGGCACCGGCTTCGATGGCGCGGTCGATGTCACGCGCCTTGTACGCGGACGCCTTGATGTCCTGCGCGGACATGACGTCCTCACGAGTGGTGTACCAGGTGCCCATGGCTCCTCGGTTGCTTTCTACGGGATACCGGTGGCTTCTTCAGCTTTTGATCAAAAGGGTACGGCACCCGGAGCCGAGGACCTACCAGCCCTCACTCGCGGGTGCCGCATCCGCTGTTACTTGGTAGCCGTCGAACGGGCAGAACCGGATCCCTTGCGGACCTTGGCGGAGGGGTTCTCCGCACTCGGGGCAGGAATCGAGTCCCCATCGGTCTTCGGCGACGAATCGCTGTTGTTCTCGGAGGATTCCGAAGAGGTCTTCCCAGGCCATTCGGTCACCCCCGTCTCGGCCTGCTTCTCCTCGGCCGTGTCCGCATCCCAGGGATCCTGAGAGGGCTTGTGCTCGTGCGGGTTCGGGCCGTACGAGTCCGCCACGCGAGCGGTAAGACCGGTCGAAACGGGCTCGGCGTTCTCCACCTCGGGAGCCTCATCGGCGACGGGCTTCTCGTAGGGGATCGGCTCGATGGCCTCGGCGTCGTTGCGGTTCATGCTTCCTCCTGGCGGGTCGGAGGGCGGCTCCGCGAGAAGCCGCCCTGTCCGATTACGCAGCCGCGACCGAGGCTCCCGCGTCGAGCGGAACGTAGGTCAGCGTCCACTTGATCGTGCCGGTCGCCGCCGATCCGGAGGTCACCAGGTCGATGGTGCCGACCTGAGCAACGTACCCAGTCGGAGCGATGGCATTCCCCGCGCCAGCGTTGGCCACGGCCAGTGCGCCACCGGCCGTGGCTGCCAGCGTGATGACCGAACCGGCCTCCTTGGAGGCGGTCGACACGGCGGTCGTCCAGTCGACGTCGGTGCCGCTGGTCGGGTTGCCGGTGATCTTCAGGGTGTTGGTGGTCGCCGGGGTAGCGGTAACCACCTCGCCGATGAGCGAGGTCACCAGAACCTTGCCGCCGGACACGGTGAAGATGGCCGCCTGCGCGGTCTGCGGCTGGAGAGCCGCCGCGCGCTCGACCGACTTGCCGAGGATGAACGCCTTGTACGACGCCCCAGAAATCAGAGTCGTCATGATCAGGCCCCCAGCGCGGGCAGGTTGGCCGGAGCGCGCTTGACCTTCAGGTCGTGCACGATCGCGGTCACCAGGCCGGAGCCGCCGACGGAAACCTTCAGGTAGGCGGCCGGGTCGGTGAGCTGCGACTGGCCGACGGTGAAGACGACCGTTCCGGAGGCGATGGTCACCGCGTTGCTCGCAGCCTGCGTCGCGGCCACCCACGCGGCAGTACCGTTGGTCGCCGTGTTGGTGTACTTGCGGGTGATGATGTTGCCCGGCGTGGCGTAGGAACCCGCGAACGAACTGGCCACGGTCAGGGTGAAGGTGTCGTTGCCGGTGCAGACGAACGTCACAGCGGACGCGCCCTTCAGGCTGATGCCCTGACCGGCGGCGATGGGCACCACGTTGAAGACGCGGCCCAGGCCCTCCATGTAGCTCATGTCGTGCCTCTTTCTGTCGACTGGTCCAATCCGCCAGGGCGTCACTGCTGACGGCGCACGCTACGTCTGAGCGGGCGGGAAGTGCCCGGCGGCCGATCCGTGAGCGCGCCGCCGGGCTGAGGGGTGGATCAGGTACGAGTCGAGCTGAGCTGAACGAACGGGCTCAGCGCCGGGCCGGAGTTGGCCGGGGTGATCGCCGACTGGATCCACGGGCGACCGTCGACCCGCTGCACGATCCGGTACGCGACCTTGTCGTTGCCGAACTTGTAGTGCTCCGACGCCGACATCTGCCACATCTGCCGGTCACCGACCAGGTAGTACGACAGGTCGACGAACGACAGGTCGCCGGTGGTGCCGAGCTGCGGGGTCGCGCCGGTGAAGTAGACCGGGCGGCCCAGGATGCGCGCGGGCGGACCCTCCTGGCCGTTGTTCAGCCACACCGCCGAACCACCGGTGCCGACCGACAGCGCCATGGTGGCCAGCTGCGGGAAGGTGTCGATGGAGGCGATCCACACACCGGTGCCGAGCGAGGACGGCAGCATCCGGGCGTACATCTTGACGATGTTCTCCCAGACGAGCGTGCCCGCGCCCTGACCGGCCTCGGCCGAGACGGTGACGGTGGCCGGGTTGTTCAGGAAGCCCAGCGGCTTGCCGACGCCGTTGCCGTTGATGAACGCGTAGTCCTCGGCCAGGGCGATGCCCTTCGGCAGGGCCTGGTCCAGGAACGCGCCGAACGCGGAGGCGTCGGCAACCAGCTCCGACGGCGCTTCGACGTAGCCGGTGAGCTTGTTGGCGTCCAGGACGGTCTGGCCGAACTTCGACTGGGTCTCGGTGAGGGCCGCGCCCTCCTCGGTCCAGTAGAAGCTCAGACCGGCGTAGGTGCCACCGGCCTCGGTGGTGTTCTCGACGTACGGGACGCCGACCCGGGCGGTGTCCATCGGGATGACCGTGGCGAGCGGGCGGATCAGCGACTGACCCACGGCCGCCTGCATCAGGTCGGAGCGCAGCTGCTCCGGAACCAGGAAGCCACCGTCCGCCGGGACGATGGTGCCGTAGCTGTTCTGGATCCGCTTGAGCTTGGTCAGGTCGGACAGAACCTCGTCCGGCAGGCCCATCTCGCCCTTCTGGGCGGCCGGGGTGAGCGCCTGGAGCATCGAGGTGTAGTCGCCGCCGAAGAGGCCCGCCTCGTCGATCTTCGCACCGGCGGCACGCTTGTTGTAGAAGGTGCCCTTGCCCATGCCGGTCACGCGCTGAGCGTGGTTGCCATCGAGCGGGTTGAACTTCGGCACCTCGTTGCGCTGGGTCTTGAGGAAGTCCGCCAGCACCCGCTGGGTCTCGTCACGGACCTGCGCCGCGATCTCGGTCTTCTCGTCCAGCTGCGCCTTGCCGTAGTTGGAGACGAACTCCTTGAATCGACCCGGGTCGGCGAACAGGTTCTTGACCTGCTTGGGGTCGTTGAGCATCTCCTCCAGCTCGGCGGCCCCGGTGGGAATCGGCTCAAACGCCATCCCAAGCTCCCTTCAGTGCTGCGGCCAGAGCCTCGTAGTCGAGTTCCAGCTCGTCGGTGTGGACCACCTCGGTCTTGGCAACCGGGGCCTTCTGAACTGCCTCGCCCAGGATGGCGTCGGCGATACCGGCTTCGACGGCCTGGCTCGCGGAGAACCAGGTCTCGGCCGACATCAACGCCCGCCAGTGCCCGACGTCGTTGTTGGTGCGCGCCGCGTAAATCTCGGCGATGTTGTCGCTCATATCGTCCAGGAGCGAGGCCACGACCTCAACTTCGGAGATGAAGCGACGCATGTCAGCGGCGTTTCCGTAGACGACGCCACCGGCACAGGCCGCGTCGTGGATCATCATACGGGCGTGGCGGCCCATGAACACACCGCCGGTGTCGGCCTGCTCGTCGTAGGGATCGGCTGCCATCGCAATGAAGGAGGCGGCGGAGGCGGCCAGCGAGTCCACGATGGTGCGGACCTTGGCCGGGTGCTGCTTCAGCGCCTCGTAGATGGCGATTCCGTCGAAGACCTCGCCGCCTTCGGACGACAGGTGCAGGTGGATCTGCTTGGCCTTGATCGCCTTCAGCTCGGTGATCATGTCGACAGCCGTGACGCCACCGGCCCCGATCATGTCGTAGACGTAGATCTCCGCGATTTCCTTGGCGGCCTGGTTGCGGATGTTGTACCAGCGCCCCGGAGCAGCGGCCTCAGCCTGCTTCTCGACGCGCTCCCGCAGCTGACCGGCAAGGTTGCGGAGTTTGCCCATGTCAGGCATTGATGAACCCCTCGATGGTCGATGCCTGGTCTGATCCAGGCGCGGACTTCAGCGGCAGTGACGGAAGGCCGAGGTACTGGCTGGCAGCTTCAGGATCAACTCCTTCGCGCAGCAATGCAACGTATGCCGTCACCTTGGCCGTCATCTCGGCCCGCTCCGTTTCGGCATCCTCCGGAACAGGGTTGTCGTAGTCGAACTCCACGTCCGGCTGGCCCGTGCCGTGACCGAACGGACCGAACAGCGGCAGAAAGCGGGTGTTCAGCGCCTGCTTGATGCGCTCCAGGCGAGGCACCAGCCCCCACGATCCGAAGGCCGCGTCCGAGGCTTCGGCGTTGGCCCGGTTCACATCGTCGACCAGGCCGAGCATGAACTTCGGCATCGCATACGCCTCGCGGATCACGTCACGGGAGACGTTCAGCAGCTCCGAGAACTCCATGTCCCTATGGCTGCTAGACGCGGCGAAGGTGGCCCCGCCCTCCAGGATGCCGACACGGTGCGCGGCGCTGACGCCTCGGTGCTGCTCGGCCCACTGCATCCGCAGGCGCTCAAACGACTCGTCCTGAAGCGTCTCCGGCACAGTGATGACGCCACCCGGCACCGCGCTGTTGGCGAAGAAGTTCCGGTTCCACTCGGCGCTGTAGTTGGCGGC